CAGGAAATGAAACTGCTTCCAGCTCCCCTTCCTGGTATTACGTGATTGTTATAGCCGGCCAGTCCAATGCTTCATCTTATGGTGAAGGGTTGCCCCTTCCGGATTCTTATGATCGTCCTGATCCACGTATTATGCAGCTGGCACGCAGGAATACACAAACCCCCGGAGGTATTCCCTGCAAATACAATGAAATCATTCCAGCAGATCACTGCCTTCATGATGTTCAGAATATGAGTCTGCTGAACCATCCAAAAGCAGACCTGAAAAAAGGGCAGTATGGTTGTGTGGGGCAGGGACTTCATATTGCGAAAAAAGTATTACCGGTGATTCCTGCTGATGCCGGGATTTTACTGGTTCCCTGTGCCCGTGGCGGCTCTGCTTTTACAACCGGCGCAGTTGGCTCATTCGATCCGGCAAGTGGTGCAGCCGAGGCGTCACTACGCTGGGGAGTGGATACCCCACTGTATCAGGATCTTGTCAGTCGAACTAAAGCGGCACTTGAGGCGAATCCAAAGAATGTGCTGTTATCTGTCGTATGGATTCAGGGGGAAGGAGACCTTAAAGCGACCCCGGCCCAGCATGGTGCCCAGTTTACTGCGATGGTGAAAAAATTCCGTGCGGATCTTGGTGCTTTCTCCGGTCAGTGTATTGGTGGTTCATCAGACAGTGTGCCGTGGTTATGTGGTGACACAACCTATGACTGGAAAGAGAAGAACCCGGCGGCATATGAAACCATTTATAGCGGATATAAAAACCGGGCTTCCGAGAACATTCACTTTGTTCCACTGATGCACGATGAGTTCGGTAATAAAACCGCGACCAACCTGCCGGAGCACGACCCGGATATCGCTTCTGCCGGGTATTATGGTGCGGAATCACGGGGAGATGGCAACTGGACAACAGCATCCAGGGCAACCCATTTTAGCTCCTGGGCGCGCCGTTTTCTGGTCTCAGATCGTTTTGCATCAGCAATTCTTAAATATGCAGGTCTGACCTCTGCATTTATTGCCGGTGTGGCCCCTGATGGTGAAGCCCTGCCTCAGCCCGCGCCGGGTGGGAAACCGGAAGCGCCGACAGGTAGTCAGCCAGGAGGCAGTGAGTCCCCCCATCCGACATCCCCGTCACTCCGTACGCTGCTTTCACTTAAAGCATCAGCAGGAGAAGCCCCGGCTCAGGGCTGGAAAATTACAGATGGTACAATCCAGCTGACGGACGAAGGTAAAGCGTTGACCGTATCCAAACAAAGCGGAAAAACCTGGACGCTTACCCATGGAACTGATGCAGCCGGTGAACTTCTGAAGCATGGTGGTCAGTTGACCTGTAAATTCCGTCTGTCAGGTGAAGTAAAAGAAGGCCAGTTTGCTCTGGGTATTTACCTCCACACCGATACGGTCCCGGAAGGTGTAACCATGAGTGGTACAGGCACACCGTTCCTGATGGCGTATTATCTCCAGACAACAGGCGGCCAGTTAAATCTGATGCACCATAAAACAGGGGGGAATACGAAACTGGGATCATTTGGAGCCTACAATAACCAGTGGCATACACTTGTCCTGAAGTTTACGGCGGGAAGTGCCCAGGTAACGCCTGTGCTGGATGGCACTCCGGGCCAGGCATTCCAGATGGTGAAAGATGCACTTTCCCCTGCCAAAGATACGCTGACACTGACAGATGTCACCAAAGGGGCAACTTATGGCGTGTCTTTTGAGAGCGTTGTCCTTGAGGTTAATACCCCTGCGGCATAATCGTGACGGCCGGGAATTTATCCGGCTGTAACATCAGTTAATAAGAGTGAGGCTTATATGACATATATAAACGTCTGCCTGCTGTATTTCTGCACGGTGGTTTGTTGTCTGTTGCTTGTCAGCGGTGGTTATAAAATTATTCGCAATTATTTTCGAAATAAAATTGATGCAGCTGCCGAGGAAAAGATAAAAAGCGGTGCTGTAATGCCGCAGCCGAAAGACTCCGGTCAGATTTAATTTTTTGTGAACCAGAAAAGGAAAGGAGAATATTCATGCCAGAGATTAAAGGCACGGTTACTGAAGAGCTTGTCAAACAGGCACTTTATTCTGAAGAAGTGAACCGCGTGCTGAAGGCGCAGGTTCGCAAGGATTTTGAGGCACAAATCGACGCATATGTTGATGAAGTGCTGGCCCGAATGGTTGGTCGTTCTCCGGCTGAAAACAGCACGGAAAATGAGCCTCAACCCGTAGAGCAACCAGAGCCGGTTCAACCCGGAACTGACGGTACTATGATGTAACAATACCGACCGGCAGGTTTCCCTGCCGGGTGAATTTGTTAATGCACGTTTTGTGTATTTTCCCTCCGGGGAGAACAGGCCGGACATATCAGCATCCTGAAACAGGAAGCATTTTTTGGTTTGTATGTCTTGCCATTTTGAGATCGAGAACGGCGATAGATGAGCTGTAAGGGAGTCTTACAGGCAGGGCAAACAGGCTCTTTATCCATGATAAAGATCTCCTTTTTATGCATCTCTGCTTTACAGGAGACCGGGGAATATCATAGGATACGCCACGAGCTCGAAGTAAAGCATTGATGCAAGTTTTTACAGATTGACCCAGCATAGTTCCAGCTATGCTGGGTTTCCCTTTTATGTAGTATCCTGTTGATTTGAAACATACTACATATACGCGCGATCCTACCTTCACTGTATAAAAAGTCAATAAAATGATCATTTTATGATCGTTTTCACCACCTAACTCTTCGTTTCTTTAAGTAAATAATCACCGCCCTGAATCATTGTTGATGACTTTTAAATCTATTTGTTGTATCAATTAAACAAATCGAATCGATCGTTTTTGTCGATCGATTGCATGAGAAAGGCATCAACAACAAAGCAGGAGGTTATGCGGCCATGTATCGAAACATACGGTGCCGACACTGCAATAAGCTACTGGCACGGGCCAGTTTCAGTTATCTGGAAGTAAAATGTCCGCGCTGTAAAACCCTCAATCAAATCACATCTCCGAGCGCCACAGAGCACCCCACATACACAAGGAAATCCTGTCGTGGGGAACAGAAAGCAAGTCACATCCCGTATCATCAGCACGCCTGAACTTATTCGCTATAACGACAATATCGTTGGTTATGGCTCCCGTGAGTTGCGGGTTGAGACAATAAGTTGCTGGCTGGCCAGACTGGTTATCGTCAATAAACATTACAGCCACCGTTTCGTAAATAATTCCTACCTTCATCTGGGTATATTTTCAGAACGGGAACTTGTTGGCGTAATGCAATGGGGTTACGCCCTTAACCCAAACAGTGGTGCACGCGTCGTAACGGGTACGCAGAACCGAGAATATATGGAGCTTAACCGGCTATGGATGCATGACTGTATGCCGAGAAACTCCGAATCAAGGGCAATCAGTTACGCGCTCAAGCTAATCAGGCAGCTTTATCCGCAGGTACAGTGGGTTCAGTCGTTTGCAGATGAGCGTTGTGGCTGTCTTGGTGTCGTGTATCAGGCAAGCAATTTTGATTATGTAGGCAGCCATGAATCAACATTCTATGAACTTGATGGCGAGTGGTATCACGAGATTTGCAGGAGTGCCATTAAACGAGGCGGACAACGAGGTGAACATCTGAGGGCTAATATCGACAGAGCCAGTGTGCATAAGTTCCGACAGTTTCGTTACATCCGGTTTCTGAACAAGAGGGCCAGAAAACGCCTCAACACAAAGCTATTCAAAGTCCAGCCTTACCCAAAACCACAAACAGTTAAAACTGGTTTGAAAGAGAGTGAATGAGCGCTTAAAAACTCATTCTAAAACTCAAAAGAAAAGCGCCGATTTAGTATCAAATAAGTTGCGTATCGGCGTTTTTCAGCGGTATCAAATGAAATGCAAATCGGTATCAAAAAAATCGCCGCGCTATAATACCCGCATACTTACGAACCAGGATATTGCGCCACATCGCACATTCACCTTTGAACAGCGGATGATTAAAACCTTTTGCACGGTTCACGGCCCGAACCATCATCTGGTTCCAGTCCTTACCGGACGTCGAGGTGTACCAGTCATTCCACTGACGCGGCGTGACGTACAGGACGTAATATGGATCTTCTCCGTGAAGTTCATCACCGGACAGACGAACCGGCTGTAACGGATGCGCCATTTCGTCAATGAACAGG